AAACAAGAAGTTCCTTTTGCTAGAAGACCACAAGAACTTTTTATAGAAGTACCTTATATATTACCACTTGAATGCACACCAATGTCTAGAGCTCCTTTAGCCGACCAAGGTGTAGCTGATTGTGCAACTGTTATTTATACACAAGGATAATAAAATGGCGGATACTACTTTCGCACCAGGAACAGTGATTAAGGCCGATTGGCTACAAGATGTAAATGATGTTGTATATGGTGGTGGTGTTTCTTCAGATGCTGTTACTGGTCCTGCTAGTAGCACTAATGAAACACTAGCTGTATTTGATGGTACTACAGGTAAGCTTTTAAAAGAATCTAAATCTATTGGTCGTACTGTAACCTATGACACAGTAGTTGACACCTATACTACACAAACATTAACTAATAAAAATATTAGCACAGACTCCTCATGGCACGGGGATGTAATAGAATCTCAGTTTGGTGGTACTGGGTTAGATACATATGCAACTGGTGACTTATTATACTCTACTTCTAATACTACACTTAATACACCACTAGGTAGGTTGCCTATTGGAACAGAGGGTAAAGTACTAACGTCTATCTCTGGTCTACCTTCTTGGCAAACACCAGGAGTAGGGGGTAGTGATTTAGAAACTGGTGCTGTTGTGGGTGATATTCTTTATTCTGATGCTACTAATAGTCTAGCTAAATTAGCTATTGGTACTTCTGGTGAAACTCTAACTGTTTCTGCAGGTGGTATTCCTGAGTGGAATACTCCTACCGCAACCCTAAGTGCACCCTATTATATTGATCAAGCTGCTATTGGTAGCAACATCACATATTATAATGGTCAAACTGCTGTTGCTACTTATCCTCATAATGGTTATCAGAATGTACTACGTGCTATAAGAGGTTCTGCTGATTATACTGGCACACCCACTACCTATACACATCTAGGACAATTGGATGCAAATACGGTAGCTTATAAGACCTCTGCGGGCTATCAACAAGACCTAACTACTGATAGTGGTGGTAGAACATTATCCTCTGCTTATAAAGCTAGAGTAGAGCATAATACGTATGGAGATGTAAACGGATTCTTTGCTACAGTATCTGTTAATGGACATGCCAATATGGCAGGTATTAGTGGTAACTGGACTGGTGCCCCAAGTGGAACTGTATGTGGTGGTGAGGTATATGCTAACGCCGCTAAGACAAACTTGTATGGACAAGAGTTTCAACTCTATAGTAACAGTAAAGATAATACTACTGCTTTTGGTGCAGTATATGGACTCTATCGTGATAACACTGTAGCAAGTTATAATAATGTATGGGTTGGTATAAGAGCTCAGTCTAATGGTGCTTCATATTCAGATGTAGGTTTTCAAGCAGCTAATAACTTTAAGGTTGGTTTTGATGCCTCTTCTATGGCGTTAGATACTAATAAAGCTGTGTTCACTATGCCTGAGGGTGGTCGTATTTATATGGGAACCCCAGTGACCACTTGGCCTGCTATTATGCCAACACTTACTGGTTCTTATATTGATACAGAGAATACTAAGATTAGGGGTAGTGTTCCATTTGGTGTAATTAGCACACAAACACATCTATTAAAACTAGATGCTGGTGATAGTGCTCTACATGAAGTAGATGGAACTACAGGTGCTGTTAAAGTAAATATTGATGGTGACTTAAGATATATTCCATATTCTTCTACTCCAACAGGAGCAACTGGTGGTTCTACTAATGGACTACTAAATGTAAGAGATTATGGTGCTACTGGTGATGGTGCAACTAATGATACAACTTCTATTCAGAATTGTATCAATGACTGTTTCTCTACTGGTGCTAACATGTTGGTTCCAGCAGGAACCTATTTAGTTACTGCTCTTACTATGAGTAGTGATAGTTATGCTAATCACTTCTCTATCTTTGGTGAAGGTAGAAATAAAACCATTATCCGTAAGTATGCAACTTCTTCTGCTGTAGTTCTTACCATTGGTGATAGTACACCAGCAATCTTTCAAGCTAATATTACTATTGAAGGTATTACCTTTGATGGATTAAATAGTACAACTGCTGCTACTGTACGTTCTTATGATATGGTTAGAAGTTCATTTAAGGACTGTAGATTCTATCGTGGTGCTATTGCTTATGAATCTTATGGGGCTGTTGCTAATCAGTTTTATAACTGTATGTTTGACACAGCTAGTTATGGTATTAAACTACTATGGGCTTCTGGTTTAACAAGTTCTCCTAACGAAACATTATTTAATGGTTGTCAGATTGTTGATAATACTTTATGGGGTATTTATTTTGAACATGGTGCAGTTTGTGTTCTAGATTCCTGTGAAATTGAAGGTAATGGTACAACTGGTAATAGTAGTACTGGTGGTGTTTATGTAACTAATGTAGAGAGTCTTAATCCATCACTTGTTAATTCTATTGGTCTTATTGCACAGAATTGTTGGTTGGAAGCAAATGCTGGTAGAGCATCTTTCCACTTTAATGATGGTAGAAACACTGTAGAGAATTGTTATTTTATTGCTAACTCTAATTCAACGTATGATGTCTATGTAACTGGTGGTACTTATAAATTAAGTAACTCTACTTTTATTAATGCCAAGACATATAATGTTTATGAAACATCTGGAGTATCTAGTGGTAATATTGTAACTGATTTAAGTGGTTCTGGTTTTACTCCTACTATTAATATGGCTGCTGGAGATAAGACCGTTAGGGATTATGGTGGTATTCAAACTGGACTTGGTACAACTGCTGCTGATGGAACGCTAACAGTAACATTCCCAAGACCATACCCTACAGGAACACAACCAGTTGTTGTTTGCACAATTATTGCAAACACTACAGGAAGTATTACTACTGCTGAAATACATACTATAACAAATACTGGATTCTCTATTAGAACAAAAGCCTATACAGGTGGTGGTGGCGCTGTAATTGGTGCTACTAAAGAGTTTTTCTGGATGGCCGCACATAATGGATAAATATGGATCAAGAATTATTTAACTTACTAGTTGGTGTCGCTGGTGCTGGGGCTGGTTGGTGGATGAAGTCTATTTGGGATGCAGTAAAAGACTTACAAAAAGCAGATATACACATCACAAATGAAGTGACTTCTCTAAAAGTACTAGTTGTTGGTGAGTATGTTAAGCAAGATACCTTTGACAAGACTATGGATGCTTTGTTTGCAAAACTAGATCGTATAGAAGATAAGGCTGATAATAGATGGAAAGAACACAAGGAAGAGATTAAATGACAACAAGCAATAGTACAGACTTTACTGTAACTAGAGATCAGATTATCTATGGTGCTCTTAGATTATGTGGTGCTTTGGGTGTGGGGGAATCCCCACAAACAGCTCAAGTAACAGAAGCTAATGAGGCTTTAAATATGCTGGTTAAAGCTCTACAGGCAGAGGGTATGCCTCTATGGGCTATAGAACAATATACCCTAGTACCTGTAATAGGGACTAGTTCTTATACTATTGGTATAGGGCAAACAGTAGACAGACCAAAACCACTAAAGATACATCAAGCATTTAAACATGATACTAGTACTAACGTAGATATTCCTATGCGTATTATTACTAGAGATGAGTATAATCGTCTAGGTAATAAAACGACTTCTGGTACTCCTATACAATTATACTATGATGTTCAGAATACTTATGGTATAATACACGTTTATCCTGTTCCTTCTTCTGTAGAACAAACAATAACAATTGTATATCAAAGACCTTTTCAAGATTTTGATACTTCAGAGAATACACCAGACTTTCCACAAGAGTGGTTTGATACTCTTAAGTATGGACTGGCTCATAGATTATCAGGAGAGTATGGTTTAACTATAGAAGACAGAAGACAGCTACAACAAGAATATATTGTAATAAAACAAGAAGCACTTTCTTTTGGAACTGAAGAGGGTAGCTTCTACATTGTTCCAAGGGAATATTAATGGCTAAACAAAATACAGCAGGAAACATAACAAAAAAGACAGTTAGAATACCATTAGTAGGTAACCTACAACAAAGAAATACTTCTGAGGTTAAAGACCAACAGTTTCTAAATTTTATGGTAGAAACTACGTTTAATCCTGTAACAGAAACTAAGAAACTTTTCTTAGTTAAGAGACCAGCATTCACTGTGTATCCAGGAAGTTTCACAGAATCTGGTGTAGAAGGTAGGGGTTGTTGGTCTTTTAGAAATATTGTAGTTTCAATACACAATGAGAAAGTATATTTAAATGGTAATGATAGTTACTTTAGACTATCTACTTCTGTAGGGCCAATTGGTGCTACTGAATTTAATAATATAGAAGATAATAATAGACCTGCTTTATTTATAGCTGATGGTATTGATGCTTGGATACTTACCTATGATTTAACTTTTTCTAGAGTTGATAATAAGTATTTAAATAGACAACAAAATACAAAATATGAAGTTGGAGATAGGGTTGTAAATATAGGATATTTACAAGGATATGAATGTGTTATTGCTGGCAGAACAGCCGACGTATCTGACCCATCAGCTTTATGGCCTGTTGGTTTAAATAATACTGTATATGATGGTACTGTACTATGGAAATGTTTTAATACTTCTTATACAGGACCAACTGCCTGGACTGCTTCTGCATCTGTTTCTTTAGATGCTATTAAGAAACCTACTATTGATAATGGCTATTGGTATAAATGCTCTACAGCAGGAACAACTAGTGGAACAGAACCAGCAGACTGGCCTTTAGGTATTGGATTAACAGTAACTGATGGTACGGTTGTTTGGGAATGTGCAGGAGAGTATGGTGGTTTTCCAACACCACATATACCTACTCCTATTTATATGGATAATTATATTGTCCTAGCAGACGCTAATAGTAATGATATTTATAATTGTAATATAACTAAACCAACTTCTTGGGGAGCTTTAAGTTTTGTTTCTGTAGAAAACTTTCCAGATAATATTGTTGGATTAGCTAGACAGAATAATTACATTGTTGTATTTGGTACTAATTCAACTGAATTCCTATATAACTCTGCTAAAGCTAATGGACTAACTGATTTTGATAGCCCATTCTCTCCTCATGAAACTCTATTACTACAAGTAGGGGCTATTAGTAGAAGTGCTATATTACAATCTGAAAAGACTATTATATTTATTGGTAATAGTAATTTAGGTGGTAGAAGTATTTGGAGAATTGATGGTACTACAGCTAAAGAAATCTCTTCAGAATATGTTGAAAAGTTTATTGATCTAGAAGATGGTAGTACTCCTATATATGGACAGGGTTTTAGAATAGTTGGACATTTACTCTATACTATAAACCTACCAACATCAAATAAAACATTCGTTTATGATGTAGAAGAAAACTTCTGGACTGAGTGGAGTTATTTTGGAGAAAGACTTCCTTTTGTAGATTTTGCTGAGAGTCCTTTAAACTTCCTAGTTTTTCAACACTCAAATGGTGGGTTGTATACAATGAATCCAAATACATATATGGATCAATTTACATTAGATTTCTCTACTGTATCAGCTACTATAGATGCAAGAATAATATTAAGTAAACAAGATATGGAAACAGATAATTATAAATTCTATCATCAGTTTACTCTTATTGGGGATAAGATAGATGATCCGATATACTTGTCTTGGTCTGATGATGATTACCAAACATGGTCTACAGAAAAAGCATTACCTGCTGGAACACGACCTTATTTTATGAGGTCTGGCCATAGTAGACGAAGAGCTTGGAAACTACGTTATCCTTGGGATAGTAAACTAAGACTAGAAGCAATAGAACTTACCTACACTATTGGAGATCATTAATGTCAACTAGTCTACCGCCACCACCAAAAGGTGAGGATAAGGATGTTAATTTTGATTGGCTTCTTAGAGTTAAAAATAGTGTGAACACTTTATTAACTACCTTACATAATGGTCTACAAGGACTTCAAGGTGGAAATACAACCGAACGATACCACCTAAGTTCTGCTAGATATACTTCTATTAATTCTGGAATAACAACAACAATAATAACAGCTAAAGTAACCTCAGGTGGTGTAGATGGAAGTATGACATTTACTAATGGTATTTTAACCTCACAAACGCAGGCAACATGAACTTCTATTATGCACAAAATGATGTACCAGAAGAAGTAAAGAATGTAATACTTACAGCAGACCTAAAACAGTTTGGTTGGCATACAGATGAAACCAATCCAGAACTAGTACTTGATATGTTAATTAAACGTATGAGTACTGGTTCTGTTGTTGTTGGTTATCATAAAGAATGTGTTTACTTTATAACTGATTACTTTCCAGGTGTTGTTCTATTAGATAGTCTTCGTGGTAAGGATGCTTCTATTTTTGATTATATAGATGGTGTAAAAGAATTACTAAGATATTTGGAAGACCAGACTAAGATACACAAAGTGGTAACTAAAACACCATTTAAAGAATTAAACAAATTACAAAAGAAAATTGGTTTTGATATAGAGGGTACTCATAAAGAAGAGTACTTAATGCCTGATGGCTCCTACGCTGATACTTATTCTTTTGGTTATATATTAAGGAGATAATATGCCTGTTATTGGAATAGCATTTACTGCTATAGGCTCTAGTATTGGTACTGCGGCATTCGCAGGGACGGCTTTAGCCGGTGTAGGTGGTTATATCGGAGCAGGTATTGCTGGTGGTTTATATGCTTCCAGTCAGGGTGGGGACTTCGGTAAAGGTTTCCTTATGTCTGCTGTAGGTAGTTGGGCAGGAGCACAGTTAGGAGAGTCATTTGGAGGTATTGGTGGTGCAGCAGGAGGTATGTCTGAAGCTGCCTTCCAAGCAGCAGATGCCGCTAGTCTTATGGGTACTACAGATGCTTTTGGTAATCTCTTGGGTTCTGGTGCTGTAGGTCAGAACATGGGTGCTGCCGCAGGTAATTGGGGTGGTGTTAATGCTGCTGCTATGGCAGGTATGGGAGATTATGCTGGTACTGATTTTGCTGGTATTACTGGTGAGATTTCCCCTGTTGCTGGTGAAACTGGTATGACTGATACTGGAGATTTCGTATCTCCAGGTAAGACACAGTGGGAAATGGAGAGTGGTTATACTCCTGGTCAAGGAATGACTATTAACACTGATAATATGGGTACTCCTACTGATGGACTAACAAATCCATATTCTATGGGTGAACCAATGCCTACTGGTGATGTTGGAGAATTACCACAACTAAATTCTTATAGTGAAAAGTATATTGATCCACAATCATCTTATCCTTCTTTAGAGGGTAATTATAGTGGTGGATTAGAACAAGGTGGTTTAGAGAATATATCTTCTCCTGCTTCTGGAGGTAACTCTGCTGGAGTATTCCCTTCACAAGAATCTGGATTCATGGATAGGATGAAGGGTTGGATGAATGAATCTGATGGTAAGTTAGCTCAATATGGTATGCCTAAAGGTTCAACTGCTGTGGGTATGTTAGGTGCTGGTCAATATCTCATGGGTAATTATGAGACATATAAAGCAGAACAAATTGCTAAAGGTATGAAACCTATGACATTAGAAGAGTACCAGAATAAAATGTACAATCCTAATGACTATAAGGTAGCTGCTAATAGTATGGCTCAAGCAGGAAGAACAGGAACACTACCAGTATTGTTAGCTAGAATGAAACAACAATCTTCTATGGATTATAACAAGAATTATCTACCTAATGCTAATCAGAATTGGTGGAATTCTAATGCTAATATTAGCCAAATGAAGATGAATAATTTAGGTAATCTAACCCAACCACTATCTATGTCTTGGGCTATGAATAAGGCGCAAAAATAATGGACTTACAAGGACTTTACGGAGATTATAAACCACAAGGTTTAGTTGGTGGTATGGTTAGTGGTTTAAATACTGGAGCTAATTTAGGTCAGCTATTCTCTAATACTCGTAGTACTAATCAGCAAACTGATGCTAGGATACAGAATCAAGAATTAGATTTAGCACAGAAAAGTGTAGATTTAGATAAAGGTTTAATGGCTAATGATTTGACTAGAGCAGTACAGACTCCAGAGATTCTTGATCAGAAAAGTGATAATGCTTATAATAAAGAATCTTGGGAAAAGTTAGACATGAAGAAGAAGATGGAACTTCTTCCTTTTGAAAAAGCTGTACAAATGTTTGATGCTCAAGATAAAGCTAACTTAGAATTTACTACATCCCTCTCGAATGCTCTTAGATCAGGTACAGAAGAAGATTTATATCAGCAACTTAAACCGCAACTAAGTTGGGATCAAAGAAAGAAGATTGAAGAAGTTCTTGTTATGTTAAAACAGAATCCACAGTATAGAGCAAAGGCTGTTAAAGAAACAGATGAGCTTGCTTGGAAGATGGCTGATACTAAGAATAGAGGGACATTACCAACACAACAAGAACGTTGGTTACAAATCCTAAAAGGACAACAAGGATATTCTGAAGCTTCTGTTAGATCATCTAGAGAGAATCCTCCTAACAAAGATATATATGATACACAGAAGTTAGCTGCTTATATTAAACAACAGCATCCAGATTGGACTGAAGAAAGAGTTTGGGCTGAAGCTGTTAATCAACGTAGAAGTTCTGAAACTGGTATGCAGGTAGGTGGTAGGGATGTTGGTGTTGAGGGACGTAAGGCATTACCTGGTTTTAACGGACAAGCTACATCAGATGAAGCAAAACGTAAAGCATTAATAGATAAATTAAACGGAAAATAATATGGATTATAGTAGATTTACAACAGATGAATTAGAAGCTCTAGTAGCTAAGGATTACAGTAAACTTTCTACTGAAAATTTAGAATACCTAGCATCACAGAAATCTACTGTATCTAAAACTTCTCTTACTGAAGACTTTAAGATTGGTATAGCAGAACCATTAAAGACACTATCAAGAGCAGGTGCTGGGTTGGGGAGTCTTGTACTCCCCGAGTCTGGAGATAAGTACTTATTTGATAGTTCTAAAGTAGCACAAGAATCATTAGATGTTTGGGCTAATCCAAATAAAAAAGAACAGGGTTTTGCTGGACAAGTTATGAGTATTGCCAATCCTGTTGGTATGGCAGGTGCTATAGCTACATTACCCTTCTCCCCATTCACTATAACTCAACATGCTATTGATGTTGGTGAGAGTGGAATGAGTGCGGCTAAGATGGGTTTAACAGACACATTAGGTAACGTAGTAGGTATAGCTGCACCTCCATTTAAAGGTGCAGGAATAGCCGCTAAGATGGCTTCTGGAGCTGCTATTAATGCTGGTCAAGATGTTCTGTCTAGACAAGCTATTTCTAATATGGCTGAAACTGAAAAAGGTAAGGAGTTCTTTAAACCTACATTAGAAACTACAGCATTAGCAGCTATACCAGGTGCTGTTATTGGTGGTATTCATGGGGCTATAGATAATAAACGTACTGCTCTTGTTACAGAAGCACAGAATATTCTAAAAGAATTAGAAGCTGTAGAGCAGAATAGAGGTACTGTTAGTCAAGAATTAATAACTAAAGCTATTCGTTCTGCTGATGAACAAATACTAGCTACTGAGAAGAATCTCTATGGAATAATGAGAACTTTTGATAAACTACAAGAAGTTGATCCTATTAAAGCTCAAGAGTTCTTACAAACAGTACTACCCTCTGTTAAGGAACATATCTTTACTATTAGAACTGACTTAGGTTCTATAGACAAACTATCTACTAAACATCCAGAACATGGATATGAGTTTAGAAACAAAGGTGATTTAGCTGTTAATAAGATTATTGATAAGTTTAAACTAACTGATGAAGAGCCCATTGTTCGTTCTGAGAACTCACCTGTACTTAGAGAAGAGTTTCAATGGGATGAAGCAACCCAAAGACCTCCTATGGATAGAGAGGAACTTATCCGTGAGTATGCTAAAGAAGAAAACATCTCCATTGAAGAAGCTAATAGACGTATAGCTTTTGACGAAGAGGCTGAATTAACTAACATTGAACAGTTTATAGACGATGAATATTCTGGTAGATGGGATGGTGATACACCAACATCTAAGTTACCTGAGGATATTCTCTTTAAAGATATTCCAGAAGAATATAAACCAGTAATTGAGCGTGCTCTTAAAACTCTAGGTTTAGATAAAGAACTTGTAGCTTTCTATAATAAGAAAGAAGGTGGTAGTCAAGTTACTTATAATAAGGATGGTAGTTATTCTGTAGGTATACAAGCTAGAGATATTCCTGCTAATATACTAGCTAAGTATCCAAACCTTAGTGCACAGCAGATGAAGAAGCTATCTACTGCTTGGTCTATTGCCCATGAGTTAGGACATATTATTCTATTCAAAGCTATACAAACTGATATATTCAATGGTAAAGCATTGAGGGTAGCACTTGATTATAAGAAGTGGTTTAATAAGAATAAAGTACCAGCTCAACAAATGGGAGCTGCTATAGCTCTTAGAGACTTTCCTAGATATAGAGAATACTACACACACTTTAATGAGTTCTTTGCACAACGAGTAGCAGAACAATTATTAAACCCAACCAAGCATAATATCTCACGTGGATTTGTAGTTAATATTAAAGTTTTATGGAAAGAATTAGTTATTTCTTTTGGGTTACCAGTAAATACTTTCCGTGCTGTTGATGATTTAATTAATGATATTATTGTAGCTAATAAGAAAACTGTAGAAGATACTGGTAGTACTCTATGGGAAATGGCTGCTGTTAAAAGAACTTTCGATCAAACTAAATCTATTCACGCAGGATTAGGAAGTAAGAGATATGACTCTAGTAATAAAGCAACTCCTGAAGAGATATTAGCTAGAGCTAAAGCTGGTGAAGATGAAGCATTACCTATTAGTGCTGAAACAGGTATGAGAATACTCAAAGAAATTAGAGATATTCCTAGAACTATGCTTAACTATGGTTTTGGTTTACAACAGAAGAGACAATTCTTTGAAGCTAATGAACCTGTACAATATACTATTCAGACTATTATAGATGCCACTAATACTCAAGCTTCTCAAGTATCAAGACTGTTGCAAGGTAGTCCACAGACAACTACAAGTAATAAACGTATTTGGTCTTTAAAGAGAAGTGAGGCTGAGGATAGTCCTAAAGTATTATTAGGTAAGAGTACTGATGAGGATGTCTATGCTGTAATGAAAGTATTCCAAGAAGGTTTTGATAAGTGGACATATTCTGAAACACTACAAAATCTAGGGCATACTATGACTCCACATCAGGTTAAAGTCTTTAAGTCTTTAGCTACTATGTTTACACATCTATCTGGATTAGCTGGTGGATATATTCCTAAGAGTCGTAAGGGTTGGTTCCCTGCTACTCGTAATGGTAATTTTACTGTTACTTTACATCTTCCAAACTCTGATAGAGTGAGAGCCTTTGATAATGGAGTACCAGAATTAACTACTGCTGCATACACACAAACCTTTTTTAGTAAGAGAGAAGCAGAAGTATTCTTAGAGTGGTTTAATAATTTACCTGCTAATGAAAGAGGTGATTTATTTACACATGGAGTTAAAGAAAGAGATCAAACTCCTAAATTGGATAATGCTAGATTAGCCTTAGAAGAGGAACTACAAACATTAATAGATAACGCTCCTAATACTAGGGCAAGTGATTTAACTACTTTAATAACTGATTTATTTGATAAGTATAAAGGAAAGAAGGATGCACTAGCTGGCCATAGAAAACTAAGACTTTCTATTCCTGGGTATAAGGGTAATGAACTTACTGGAAATATTCAAGAGCAAGGTAGATCATTTAGAGATGCTATTTTCAATAGCGTAGATGAGTATACAACTTACATCATGAAGAACACTCTACATGAAAAGTTAAACCCATTTATAGATGATTTAGAATTTAAGAATAGCCATCCAGATACCTATGAGAGTATTAAACTATTAAAAGACTATGCTACTAATGATATTAGTACATTTCTTAGTGATACTGGTAAAGCTATTGATGTAAAAGCTGATTACTTTACTGATCTTATTAGAGAAGCATTCATGAATAAGGTTGGTGTTAAACCTACTTATGGACAGACACATTTAACTGATGCTACTCTAGGTAAGTTAAATAGATTATTCTACATCTATGCTCTAATTGGTAGACCTGCATTCTGGACTGCTCAAGCAGTACAATTCTTATGGGCTGGTAGAACTGTAGCTAAGGAAGGAAGTTTCTTTGATATGTTTACTACTGGTGGTAAAGGATTACTAACTGCTGCCGCACAACCTAAAGATTTTAAAGATGCTGTTAATTTTGTTAAGGAGAATTATCATACATTCCATCCACAGTTTATCAATGACTTAAATACATTTCATTTATTAGAACTAAAGGAAGGTAGTATTAGTCAACATACTTTAGAAATATTATTGGGTGAGAAACAATCCTCTGCTGCTGATACCTTCTCTAGATATATGTCATTTGCTATTATGTATGAACATTATAAGGCACAAGGATTAAGCGGAGAAGCTCTGTATAAGAAGGCTGCTGAGAAGACAGATGAGAATATGGTACAGTATGGTAGACAGTATAAAGCTCCTGTATTCCAGAAGTTTGGTATGTTTGGACAAGCTGTGTCACCCTTACAAACCTTCCCTCAAGCTGCTCTAGGTAACTTCCTAGCTGACGTTAAACACTTAGCTAGTACTCCTGTAGGACAAGGTAAATTAAGAGCCTCTATGCCTGCTCTAGCTACTATGATTGTATCTATGACTATGGCTGGTGCCATTGCAGCACCTATTATGGCTGAGTTAACTGTTCTTATTGAGATGTATAATTGGCTAGCTAAGAAGATGGAACTACCTACACTATTTTCATTAAAGGATCATGTACTGAAAGGTAATAATGATTTCTCTAATAGAGTATTATCACATGGTATGTTGAGTGCTAGTACTATGGCTATTAATGAAGAAGGTTTCGACTTAGGTAGTAGCTTACGTTGGCAGCCAGTGTTCGTTGGTATCCTACAAGGTGAAAAGACTGTAATGGACTACTTACCTACTCTTAAATGGTATGGACAACAAGTAGCTAATGTAGGTACTATTACAAAGGATGGGGCTGCTGATGAGTATGTAGATGATGCTACTGTACGTAAAGCGTGGATGGATCTATTCCCATCTGGACCATTACGTGGTGCTGCTGATAATTTCTTTTATGATAGTAATGAAGAAAAAGGTATCTACGATACTAAGGGTGCTATGAAGAGAGAGAACTCTCCAATGGAACAGTTAGCTAAATTCTTAGGTACTAAAACTATTACTGGTAGTACGGAAGAACAAAAGATATTTAATGATAAGGTACGTACTCAGAAACAGAATGAAATTAAATCTGTATTATTAAAAACTACTGTGGATGCTTTACAGAAGGATGATGTAGATACAGTACGTGAGAATATTCGTAAGTTAGTTACAGACTATAAGATGGATTTCAAAGGTATTGAAACTGCATTAAACAATGAGTACTACAAACGAGAAGTACCTCAAGGTGTTAGACAGTTTGTTGGTAAACAAGGCACTGTGTCTAGAACTAAACAGATAGATTTATATAACTATATGCAACGATATGAAGTTAATCCATTTACTGGAGAAGAGGTAGAAACAAATGAGTAGAAAACTAGAACACTTACGACAAGATGTAAGAGAGAAAGCAGAATTACTTTTAAAGAAGACTAGTGCTATAGGTATTGATTTACTTATCACTTGTACTTACAGAAGTAATGAAGAGCAAGCAGACCTATATGCTATAGGACGTACTGCTAAGGGTCGAGTTGTTACCAACGCTTTACCCGGAGAATCTAAACATAACAACATGGAAGGGGGTGCTCCAGCATCTCTAGCATTCGACGTTGTACCACTGGTGGCTGGGAAGCCAATGTGGGATGCTAGTAATCCAGTGTGGCAAGTTGTAGGTAGTTTGGGAGAGTCAATAGGACTTAAGTGGGCTGGTAGATGGAAGAGGATGCGTGAGTATCCTCATTTCGAGGTAGCTAAGTAATGCCAGCACCACCAGGACAACGATCAAATGCACCGTGGTATACGCCAGCCTTAGGGCTGGCTGACATGGGAGCAGCTACTCTTAGAGGAGTAGTAAGAGGTACACTAGGACTACCTGGTGATTTGGAATCTCTAGTTAGACTAGGTATTGGTGGTAAACAACAGATGCGTACATCTGAAGATTGGGATAAACACCTACCACCTTTATTTCCAGATAAACCTGATACCAGAAGCCCATATGACGACTTAGGAGTATTCTATAATCTACCTGTGTATGGTGGAGCTCTTAAGGCTGGTAGTAAGGGTATTATGAAGCTTGGTGGGAAGATGGTTGGAGGAGACACTAATCTAGGTAGACGAGAGTTTGCTAAGAAGGCTGGTGCTCTGGCATTAGGTGGTACTGCTTTAGCTAAAGCTGTTAAGTATCTAGAAGACATCGCTCCTGTAGCTAAACAAGCAGATGAGATACCAAAAGAATGGGGGAAAGTTGAGACAGCAGTTGGTGATGGTGCTAAGGTAGCTTCTAAACATAAGTTCAATAGCTTGAAAGAGTATAATGACTATTTAAATAAAACTGCTGAAGAAGAAGCTATTAGTATTAATAGAGCTATGGGATATAATAATACTGCTAAACCTCATGAGATGGCTAGTCATAGAAATATCAAATCAGAACTAGCAAGAAATGATGAGTCTATTTATAATGCTGCTAAAAACTATGATAAGTATGGTGATGCTATTTATGACGAGAGTATGAAATGGGACCCATATGACCAGGAAATGTTTAAAGCATCTAAAGAGGCATTCTCACCACAAGCTAAGGCTGAGATGAAGGCATTTAAAAACCTAAATGAAAGTGTTGCTCACAGACATTATGAAGAGATGGTTGAAAAAGGTAGGCAAAGTTTAGGTTCTTACTATAGGAAACCACCATACGAGGATTATCAGAGAATGATTTATAATCAAAATAGTCGTTGGGTAGATTATCTAGATGATTATGTAAAAAACCCAAAAATATTTGACAATATATCATACTAAAATAACAAAAGAAAACGGCCCCTGATGGGGCCGTTTCTATGTTAAGCATAACAAATAAACCACGGACTATATAAGTATGTGGCAGTTAGGTAGCATTCAAACCACATAGGTTTCAATACGAGTATATAGTTCTAACTGTTCTTGTACTGCATCGTAATGCATATCCATAGCTTCATAAATGTACTGGTCTAGTGCTGTCATCTCATTCATCTTCTTTATCCCCAATAGTTACTGTTATTTGTTTCTCTGGCATTTCTTCATATTCAAAGGAGATAGAAGCATCTCCCATCATATCATACAATCGTAAGATTGCTTCTTTAAAACTATACTCTTTTTCCTGCATCTTTAATTTCCTCTATTGTGCGTAGACAACCTACGCAATATTTCTTACTACTATCTAACTTACATTGTTTCTTACAAGGAGTTTTATTAACTCCTATCTCAAACGTATAAGTCATGCTCCACACGTACCGCCTTTACCAGTAATAGAACATACATCATTCTCTTCAAAGACAACACCCTTATGCTTAATAGCTTCAGAGTAAGGTACTTCTGTTAGTGGTTGCCCTCCCCTACTTCCGTCAGGGTAGCAAGTGAAACCACGGAGACGTGGGGCATATCTTGCAAGAGTGTCCGCGAAGCGAGATACATCTTTCTCGCTATTGCCGTTGGAACCCCAACTAGGGAGGTTGATGGTACTTGAAATTGACATGTCAACGTAATCTTGAATGTCTGCTTGGAACTTAATTCGTTGTTCATAATTATGACTTAGTTTATATGCTGTGTCAATAGTATCACCATCCAATCCATACTCTTTAATTAGAGTGTCGGCCGTACTGTCAACAACATATTCGTATTTCCATTGTGTTCCGTTGGTGAGGTAGCGACGCTTATAAGCAACAGCGAATAGCGGCTCAGCACTTGTTGTAGTGCCTGCGAGAATTCCAATACTTCCGGTTGGTGCGATTGCTCTATAAGCCACAGGTCTAGAGATGTACAACCTGTCACAGTGTTCGTTTGCTGCTCTTTCTGATTCATCTTCATATACCTTTAACCATTTGTGTAGTTCTGGAGTTACTTCGTAAGAACTTCTTCTTTGAAGGAGCCACTCGTGAATTCCCATGAGACCAAGCCCAAGTCGTCTATTTTTCTCCCGAACTTTATAAACTTTCTCATAGGGTAAGTCGGCACGGAGAGTTCCACAAACAAGGAACTTGGAAGCGAGTTGTACGATTGAACTGAACTCTTCCAAACTTTTAATATTGCCAATATTGATACTACCCAAATTGCATACATCACTATCGTCTTCACTCGTAACTTCCGTACAAGCATTCCGAAGCGTTTCATTCTGTTTATCTCCAAAGTTAAAGCTAAATCCAGGTTCACCAGTCTCCATAGCTTGACGTACATTCTGTAAGAAGATTGGATTCTCAGGATTGAAACCCCAAGCATCGTCATAATTAACAGAGATGTTTGTCATATCTAATGTAGCAGGATGATTGAAGTTTAAAGCTTTAGCAGCTTTAGTTTCTTCAGACCAATTCTTAGCATTAAGGAATAAACCAATATCTTCATGTTGCCAATTTAAACTTGCATAAATAGCACTACGTCTACTACCACCCTGCATTACGTTACGACCAATTTCATTAACAGCTTGCATCAATGGAATAGGACCAGAAGCAGTACCTCCTGTACGTTTTAAGGGCCTTCCTGAGGGTCTTAGGATAGAGTAGTCTATACCTATACCACCCCCACTAGAGAGACAAGACATAGCTCTATAAACAATATTAGCCCACTCTTCCCTAGTATCTTCTTCAGCACGTAGTAGATAGCAATTATTGTATGCTTTAAATTCTCTACCTGCATAATAAAGATAACGACCACCTGGAATAAACTTCATCTCCTTTATATATTGTACCAGTTGTTTCCGATCCTCTATACTCATTAGAGGACGCTCTGTACCCCATCTAGTACCACATACATCTTCTATCAATCGTTCTGCTAGTGCATCCCAGGTATCATTATTTCCTTGTGCATATTTAAGTCTGAAGATATTTGCTGCAAAACTATTCTTAAATCTATTAATTTCCATCAGTCGTAATTCTCCCAATAGGAAATATTAATCATAATTTTCCCAATCATTCTCTTCTTCCTCTTCTTCAAACTCATCTATAAATTCATCTAACTTATCTTCTATCTTATCTCGAAATCTTTCTACTAAATCTTCTGAAGAAATCTCCAGAAGTTCTAGTAAATCAATCTCACGTTCTTGTATGAGTCTACGAAGAACATCAGCGTAGGTGTATGACATTATTTCTTACGTACTATAATCTTTTCTAGAGAACGTCCACCGAAATAAGCAGCGAATACTAGGAGTAATAGTGTTTCATATAGGGAGATATAAGATTCTTTAATATCAAATTCAAAGTAACTAGTACTATCTACAGCTATAAAAAATGTCATAGACAGTAATAGAAAGACTAAAGAACCAGGTCTTACTTTCTTAGCTAATGGATCATCTCCTCCAGCATCTGCTTGCCATCGTTTAGTAATCTCTTCTTCTAACTTAACTTCAACTGTATCTGCTTGTTTCTGAGCATCTAGTTGTGCTTGTAGTTGGATCTTTGTTAATTCATTCTGAAGTCTAAGTCTTTCTTCATCAGAGGTAATGAGCCTATCAATAGCTTCTCCTGTCTTTTCAACAACAGTAGCTACTGAGGATGAGAATAGTTCAGTTAACCAACTCATCTATTATCCCCGTTACCTTGAATAGTACCACGAGCTTTACGACTCTCTAGCTTCTCATGATTGAGTTGTAATACTTCTTCAGCATTTACATTTATTTCATCACACATTCTAGCTAGATACCAGAATACATCACCTAGTTCTGCAATGACAGCATCCTTATCCCAAGCCAAATCACGTACATATTTCTTTACCTTACCAGCTACTTCACCAGCCTCAGAGGTAAGACCTAATGCTAGATACTCAATAGCTCTAGTACCTGGATAAATTGCTGTAGTCTTAGTCCATTCTTGATAATCACTTAGATTCATTTAATTTCCTCTGGTTAATTAGTGTTTTAATATATAGAGAAGCATCAAGTAGTTCCTCGAATAAATGCTGTAGCATATCTTCATCTGTATCTGGAGTTAGGAACTT